TATGATCTTATTGATGAACATACAGATGTTAATGGAATTAGAGCGGCTAGTTCAGCATGGATAGCCGACAACTTAGTAACGGATTAAGTTCTAAGGAATTAAAGAATTTATTAGCCCTTGTAAAAGGACTAAATAAGAGTGACGGCTGGAAATATCTTCAGCAAGTAATGAAAGATGAAGTACTTCAAGCCGCTTATAATCTCTCAAATGATCCAAAGATGTCAGTTGATGAGATTAATTGGAGACGAGGAGCATTATGGGCTTCTCGAAAGTTGGTAGAAATGCCTTCTGTTCTCGAAACAAAACTAGAGAATGATTTAACATTCGCTGTTTTAAATGAGGCAGAGAGTAAAGTTACCGTAAATAAACCAGATGACGCTTAGGCTTCATCTATTTAACCCTCGCTTAGGCTAGGAAAGGAAAACAAAATGGCAATAGACAAGAACATACCACAAGTAGACACACAACCAGGTGCTGATCTAATAGAAGCAATCGCTTCCAAAAAACTAGGAGAAAAAAAAGTAGAAGCCGCACAAGTGACTCAGGAAAATGCTAAGGCTCAACCTGATCCTAACGTAGCCGCAACTACAGAAGTTTCCCCCAAACCAACACCTACAGAGCAAGTTGCTGAAGCAATAAGCCCAAAAACTGAAGGTGATAAGTCAGCAGAAGAGGCTTTTATTAAAGTCAAGATGGGAGATAAAGAGGGTGATGCTCGTACTTTATCCGAAAAACAAATCAAAGATACATACAAGAGATATAGTGACTTAAACTATAAACACCAAACAGAGGTGGCTCCTATGAAACCTGTCCTTGATTTGGCTCAAAGAATAGCCTCTGAAGTAGGCAAGAGTGGACAGAAAATAAGTGGAGAAGATATAGCACAGTTTTTAACTGCTGCTTCTACTGCTTATATGAAGAACCCTGTAATGGGTGGTCAAAGAGACCCTACACCAGATAGTCCTGGTATTCCTTTAGGGGAAATTGAAAAGGATATGTCTAAGTGGGAAGAAGAGAACGCAATATCTTTACCTCCTAAATATAAGGAAGCTGCTGGAATGCTTCAGGGTGTCATGCAAGAAAACTCTGAAATAAAGAAACTATTAAAGAATGTTCAATCACATTCTCAAGGATTAGTAGAAGGAACACAAAAGCAAGTACAAGACGCTAGTGTGGCTCAAGCTAATGCTATGAAACAAATGGCTGCTAATAATCTTAATCAGGCTCAATCACAACATGGTTTATCAGATGATGCAGAACAAGATTTCTATAATTTTGCTTTTGGTAGAGGATATACGATTGAAGATTTTATTGATCCTGCATTAACTATGCAAGTTGTTGGTGATTTTAAAAACAGTCAGAACAGCCCAGAGATGGAAAGACTAACAGCGATGGCTAAAAGACGACAATCTTTTACTGGAGCATTAGGAAATACACCAGGAGCGTCAGGTACTGCACCTGCTAAAGCTAGCCCTGATGATGATTTTATCAACAAAGTAGCTGGTGATTTCATGAAGAAACGTAATATTTCTTAGTTGACAAGGACGACTTTAATATAATAATCCCTATAAACTGTAGCCAATGGTAATATCGCTACGGCTTTTATGGTTTACCCTAGACTAATTATTCACACAATCTTCGCTCAATGCAGTATGTGGGACTACGAGGTCGAATTAACTAAACACGTTAAATAGCTTAACATAAAGGAGGATATTATGGCTGCTATTCAAGGACTACGTGGGACTGGTCAATTCGGAACGGATTTCCGTCCTACGAACTACAGAGAGTTATTTACTCTCTTAGAACCAAATGGGTCTGCACCTTTGCAAGCTCTTTTGGCTATGGCATCATCTGAAAGTACAGATGACCCTAAGTTTAACCACTTTAGAGATGAACTTCCTAACAGAGTCATCACTGTAAATGGTGCGTTAAACACAAGTGCGACTACTTTAACTTTTGATAATGCTGACGATGAAGCATTCTTGGTTAAAGGAACTGTACTTACTAACCTAACAACTAGTGAAAACTTACTATGTACTGCTGATGAAAATGCTTCAGCTAACACAGTAGCAATCTCTAGAGCGTTTGGTGGTACTACAGCTCAAGCTGTCGCAGACAACGAAGTACTAGTAATTGCTGGTTTTGCCGATCAAGAAGGTGGAACTGCTCCTACTGCTATCTCGTTTGACCCTACTACAGATTACAACTTCACGCAGATTTTTAAAACTGCTGTACAAGTATCTGGAACTTTGCAAAACACTTACCTTAGAACAGGTGATAAAGAGCAAGAACAACTTACAAAAGCACTTAAATTACATATGGGTGATATTGAAAGAGCGTTCTTCTTTGGATCAAGAGCTGTCGCAAATGGGTCTACTGCAACTCCGACAAGGTCTACTGGAGGTTTGTTAAATATGATAACAAACGTCACGGACTGTGCTTCAGGGTTTGCTGCCGCTAACAAAATGACTGAGAAAGAGTTTGACAAAACTTTGATTGAATCCATATTCGCTTATGGTTCAAACGAAAAAGTCGCTTTCTGTGGTCCTAGAGCAATAACAAACATGATGGAAGTTGGTAAGAACAGATGGTCTCCACAACAGATCGACAATTCTTATGGTGTTTCCTTCACAAGATACTCTACATTTGCTGGTGATTTACTAGTGTATATGCACCCAATGTTCAGACAAATATCTGCTTTAGCTCAAGAGATGATTATCTTAGATATGAATCATTTGAACTATAGATATATGGACGGTAGAGATACTCAGTTAGTAAGAGACATACAAACTAATGACTTTGATGGTGTTAAACATCTATATATGTCCGAGTGTGGGTTAGAAATGACTCAGGCTAAGGTTCATCACAGAGTTAAAAACTGGTCTGCTTTAAGCTAATATTAGCTTAGGACGACAAGTACTTTAAACAGTAGTAAACTAAGGGTCAGGGTGTATACTCTGACCCTTTTTTATTGCAAAGGAGAAAATTATGGTAAAAACAAAAGATAAAAAAAACGCATCAGCAAAGAAAGCTCAAACAATACAAGCACAAAAAGCAGTTAAAGACACTATAGTTACTAAAAAGAAAACAGGATCGGAGTGGGCATATTATGTGTCTGCAAAACCCGAGCCTGTAAAATGGGATATGCAGATAGCAGGAGAGTTGTATAATGGTTTATGGAACTCAGATAAAACTCATGTTTGTTTTCGTATACCAGCTTCTTTATGTGACAGGTTCGAAACTCATCATCACTTTATAACAGGAAGATTAATCAAAGGTGATAGTGAGTAATGGCAAACTTTAATTCTACAAAGAAAGGTACGATAGAACCATTCAAACCAGGGATTGCTAATCAGCTAACTGATTACAAAGATATGGCGAAGCCGACTAAGGAGTCGACTAACCAAGATCATAAAGATAATACAAGACCAGGTCCTGTAGATTTAAGAAAGACAATAGATAAAGAAAAAGACAAAGACGCAACAGAAAACACTCTCAAATATCTAGATGAAAATGTAAAAGATAGACATAGATATTCAGCTAACAATCCACAACTAGGTGAACCATATTCTGCATTACAGACATTGGCTCAACAATCATTAAGACGATACGGTGATATGCACCCAGGTACTGTTGATGGTGAAGTGATTATGATGTTTATTGAATTTGCTAATCTAGTATTAGAAGATTTAAGAGCGCACCCTTATTGGGATAACTTAGAAGTAGATTACTATGTACACCCAACGGAACATAGACAAGTTCCCGACCAAATCATGATATCAGGATTGCTTTATCATTATTCGGTACAACAACAAAGTAATAAGGTTGAGGCTTATGGTCCTATGTATTTTAGAACTATGAATAGAATATTATTCAATAGAAAATATGGTAATGCTAAAATAGTATTAAGTCCTATGGATAGAGGATCAGACAATCTTTCTAATAGCAGAGGTTATGACGTTGGGAGGTCATAGATGTCAACATCTTATGCACCATCTGGTGTAAAGGTAAAAGTATATCCCTACGAAGATTTTCAAGGCATAGATGCTTCAAGAGATAAAGCCGCATTAGACACAGGTCAAAAACAACATTTAATAGAAATTGATAATGGCTTCGCTGATTGGCGAGGTTCTATAGTAAGAGACCCAGGAGCAGTTCAAAGGACTTCTGGTGATAGATTAATCAAGCACGTAGCATTTTATGGAAGAGATAAACTTGTCTGGGCGCAGTTAGACGGAGGAGGTATCTCATTAAAGTCAGACGAAGATCACTTTGCAGAAGAAGTTTTTCCTAGAAACAATACTGTTACTTCAACATTATATAACGATAATGTTTTATTTTTCTGTAGAGATAATAATTTTTATAGTTATGACGGACAACAATTTAGTAGAGTACTTGCCAATTCAGACCCCAGACCAGCATTCGGTGTTGCTATTCAAAGAAGATTAGCAATAGCAGGAGCGCCAGATAAAAGAACAACAATAGATATTAGTAGAGTTGATGAAAACAATGTATTTCCAGCAGACGAAGATACTGCTTCTTCCTCTGTTTTAAAAGCTGCTGATATAGATATAGCTAATATTATTGGTACTGCTGACGAAATAAAAGGCTTAGGAGTATTTGAAAATAACAAATTAGCTGTATTCACTAACGATCAAACACTAGTTTATTCACTACACCCAGATTATACGTATTGGGCAATAGATGATAAAGCCAATGTAAAAGTAGGAACTATTAGTCATAATACGATTGCCCCTGCTGGTTCAGACTTAATGTTTTGTTCTAGAGATGGAGTACACTCATTAAGACGTTCAGATACTAATGGTGTAACAATATATTCTATACCTATGTCAAATAAAATTGATTTATATTATAGACAGTTGGTATCTCAAGTGAGAAATAAAGAAGATATTTCTGCATTCTTTGACCAAGACGAAGGACAATATCATATATTTTTTCCTATATCCGAATTGTTATGTTCTAGATTAACATTAACTTTAAACCCGATGTCTGGTGGTGAAAGTAAATGGTCAACAGGTACTTTTTTAAATGCCATGAATGGTAAACAACTAGGTGGTGTCACTGTACTAGGAACACCAGGGGGTGTTTGGGAAAGAATGAGAATTGAAGATACTCCTAAATTTAGCCCAGAGATGGTAATCACTACTCCTATATTATGGCAAGGTGCTATTAATGATGTAAAAGAAAGTTATTCATATATACTACAAGCCACAGGGAAAGGAGAACTTACAGTAGAGGCTTTCGATGAACGTGGTAGATACCTTAGTTCAATGCAGTTTCTTATTGAAGAAGGGGGAAAGGACGACAAATTCCCTGATGTGCCGTTAAGTAGACAATACGAGAGAAAATTTGAGCATCGTTATAGAGGAGTACAATTCAAATTGACTACTCAGGGCAAGGGACTATTAAAGGTAATAGGCTTTGCAGTAACAGTCAGAACAGGACAATAGAGATATGGCAAGACTAAGACA